CTCTGCCACGTCGTAGATGATGTGAGCGTTGACGGGGTGTTGCTGGCCAAATCGCCAGCAACGGCGGATGGCTTGATAGAACGCCTCGTAACTGTGCGACAGTCCGACGAAGGCGACGTTGTGGCACCGCTGGAAGTTGAGGCCAAAGCCAAAGATGCTGGGCTTGCTGACCAGGACGCGGATCTTGCCATCTTGAAAGTCGATGGCGGATTGGCGCTTGTGATCGTCGCTATCGCTGCCTGACACCTCAACAGCACCATCGATGGCTGCGGTGAGCGCTTTGGATTCATCGTTGAGATCACACCAGATCAGCCATTGCTCGGTGTTGCTGTTGGCGAGGCTGGCGGCAGCATCAACGCGGAGCTGCAAGCTTGCCTTGCGCACGTGTCGCTGATCGGTGAGGGTGCGGGCTTCCATGGCGAACAGTGCCATCTGGCCTGCATCGTCCGTCTTGGCATCACGTGGTGTCTCAACGGTGCAGTCTTGGATCTGCAGCGCTGGCAGAACGAAGTTGCCGTCCTCATAGCCAAGGTCTGATGGCTTGCGGATGGTGACCGCCCAGCTGCAGACCCACTCCCAGAATTTGCTGACGGCATGACCCTTGAGACGCCACTTACTGGTGTCGCCGCCGTCATGCACGAAGAACATGGCCAGCATCTCGGTGCGGGTCATGACACCGATGAACTCAGCGTGATTGCCGAGCTCCATGTGATCATTTGGCGCTGGCGTAGCTGAACAGGCGAGACGGAATGGCGTCTGCGCGAATGACTCGATGATCTGGTTGCGGATCTTGCCGGTGTATGCCTTGAGGATGCTGGATTCATCGAGCACCACGCCAGAGAAGGCTGTGGCATCGAAGTGCGCCAGCTTCTCGTAGTTGGTGACGGTGATGCCGGGCTGCACATCAGCCTGCGCGCTGGCGAACTGGCAGGCGATGCCGAACTTCTGACCCTCGCGCACGGTTTGGTGCGATACGGCAAGCGGCGCCAGGATCAGCACATTGCCGCCGGTATGCCGGCAGACCTGAGCGGCCCACTCGAGTTGCATGGCGGTTTTGCCCATGCCGCAGTCCGCCCATATGCAGAACCTGCCAACGCGGCAGGCCATGGTGACGATGTCGCGCTGAAAGGGGAACAGCGGCGCGGTGAAGTCTGAGGGATCGAATCCGACTGGCGGGCAGGCGGTGGATTTGGAAGCGAGGAAGGCTGAGTAGTTCATAGGCGGTGGGTCGGGCTGAGCGGCCCGCTGCGGCAAACCGTAGCGCATCTTGCCGCATCCGCTAGTATTTGCCGGCAACCCGCCGCATCTCATGGACAACGCCGCGTACCACGCGCATCCTGCTGTCTCAAAGTCCCATCTGGATCTCATCGCGCGATCACCGCTGCACTACTGGGCGCGGTATCTGGACCCTGATCGTGTAGCGCCAGAGCCAACTGCAGCCATGCGACTCGGCACTGCGCTGCACACGCACGTGCTTGAGCTCAGCAGATGGGATCAGGAGATCGCCGTGGCGCCACCAATGGATCGGCGCACCAAGGCCGGCAAGGAATCATGGGCTGCATTCGAGGCTGATGCTGCCGGCAAGACGGTGATCACCGCCGACGATGCCGAGCAGGTGATGGCGATGGGTCGCGCAGTGATGCGTCACCCTGCTGCTGCGATGCTGCTGGGCCTGCCGGGCAAGGCTGAGACCACACATATGTGGACGGATGCCGCAACCGGACTTGAGTGCAAGTGCCGGCCAGATTGGCTGACCGATGACGGCAGCATCGTGGTGGATCTCAAGACCACCAAGAACGCCAGCATTCAGGGCTTCAAGCGCAGCGTGGCGGATTATCGCTACCACGTGCAAGCGGCCTGGTACTTGCACGGCCTTGAGCAGGCCACCGGCAAGCGCCCGGATCAGTTCATCTTCATATGCGTGGAATCCACCGCGCCGTATGCGTGCGCCGTGTATGCGGCCGATGCGGAGATGATCGAGCGCGGTCACGATCAGGCCATGCGTGATCTGGCCAAGCTGGCCGTCTGCAAGGCCGCTGATCACTGGCCGAGCTACAGCGATCAGATCGAAACCATCAGCCTGCCGGGTTGGATGACAGGGCAGCCGGGCCAGCAGCAGGCAACCACTGAAATCGAGATGTACTAAATGGACGCACAATCAGCCATCACCACCAGCCCGAGCGCCTCGGTGTTCTCTGGCATCCAAGCATTCGAGGATGCTCAACGGATTGCCAAGGCGCTAGCCAGCAGCACGCTGATACCGCCTCAGTTTCAAGGGCAGCAGGGTTTCGCCAACTGCTTGGTGGCGCTCGAGATTGCAGGCCGGATGGGCATCAGCCCGTTCTTGGCCATGCAGCATCTGCACGTGATCCACGGCCGCCCCAGCTGGAGCAGCAGCTTCATCATTGCGATGGTGAACGGCTGCGGCCGGTTCAGCCCGCTGCGGTTTGAGCTCAGCGGCGAGGGCGACTCGCTCGCTTGCTACGCCATCGCCAAGGATCTCGCCAGCGGCCAGGAGCTCAAAGGCCCCACCATCACGATGGCGATGGCGAAAAAAGAAGGTTGGGCCACTAAGAGCGGCAGCAAGTGGCTGACCATGCCGGAGCTGATGATCCGTTACCGGGCCGCCGCCTTCTGGGGGCGTCTTTATGCCAGCGACATGCTGCTTGGTATGCAGAGCCAGGAGGAGGTGCTCGACGTGGAGCCAGTCACGGTGACCGCAGCGCCAGCCACCAGCGTGGCGGATCTGAATGCTGCCATCGCTCAGCCTGCACCCGAGCCGGCGGCACAGCCCATAGAGACTGATCAGGATGAACTCTTCTAGTTATCTCACCGCCACGCAGGTGGCGCAGCGATGGGGACTGCACCCTGACACGCTGAAACGATGGCGTGATGCGGGCAAGGGTCCGCCGTACTTCCGCACTCCCGGTTTCGTGCTCTATCCCCTGGCCGAGGTGGAGCTCTACGAACAGGCCAACACCATCAATCCCGAAAACAAATGACCTTCAAGCTGAACCTATCGATCTTCAAGTCCACCAAACCCGAGAGCAAGGTGGATTTCAGCGGAATGATGAACGTGAAGGTGGAGGAGCTCGACGCGTTCTGCGCGTTTGTGATGAGCCAGACGCCTGATCAGTACGGCTCAGTACAGGTGCCGATCAGCGGATGGAAGAAGACCAGCCAGAAGGGACTGGCATATGTGAGCGCAGTGGCGCAGCCGCCGCGTGATTGGGTGCCGCCTGCTGCTGCCGCCGCGGCGACGCAGGCTGCACAGAAGCTGGCTACCGCCACCGATGGCGTGGTGCTCGATATCGAACCGGATCTGTTCTAGGGCCGACCCATCAGCTCGCACTCGAGGCGGGCGATTTCATGAACAGCCTGCTGCAGCAGTTGTTGCTGGTAGCAGGCTTGCTTCAAAAGCGCTGCGGCCATGGTGCCGGCGTCTGGGCTGTTGAGCAGGCTGCGGGCCTGCTTTTCTATTTCAAACTGCTGTTCGGCGGTCAGCTGAACTGCCATCCACTCACCGAAGTTCATGGTGCCATAGTGGTGGTGTACATGATCAGGCTAGCCGAACAGTGAATTGCCCCCGGTGCGGTTGCGGTGAGATCCGCGCAACGTATACGAATGGCAGGTTTGACGATCGGGTCATCAGGCAGCGACGTTGCACCGAGTGCCGCCACGTCTGGTACACCGCGGAACTGCCGGTGAGCGTGGCGGTAGTGGGCTGGGAGCGCACGCAGGGCACGGGCAAAAGCGTGCCGATGCTGCGCGTCCCGGTGGAGCTGGCAGTGGGCACCGACGCAGTGTGAAGAGATGTTGCGCACACCCTGGCACGTGCACCGTCGACGGTGTATGATGGTGTCACGAGGGAAGGGGACCGGCACCTCGCTAAAAACGCGGCCAGGGGGAACAGAGCACACGACCCCGCAATCGAGCTCAACAGGGCCTGACTAAGCCCGCATCGCCGGTTGGCCCGGCACAACATTGATCCTTGAAAACTGAATACTTGCGGGAGTCGTCCCGCTCCGGTGGTGGCCTTCACCCGGCACCCATGAGTCCCGCCGGGGGCTCACCCACACACCGGAGATCGCATGGACGACATCACCCGCAACGCCCTCGCCCGCGAGGCCGAAACCGCAGCGCTAATCGCTGAGGTGGACGCGGCCTTCGAGGCGTGGAGCCGCTCTACCGAGCAGCTGCTCGCGGTAGCCCGAGAGGCTATCGCGCTGGCTGACTCGATCGAGCACGATCTGGGCAACGCCCAAGCCGTGCTTGAGGAGTGGCTCTAAGGGCACCGCCCCTTCGGGGGCGCTTCAGTTAGGCCACAAGCCGGATAGCGCGCCCCGGATCCTCCGCTGTGGACAAGAGAACAGCCAGCCACTACCGCCCCAGCGAGCTGCGATCGCAGGGGCACACCTACTCACACCGCCCCATGTTCACCGCCACTCTCTTGGTGATCTGGAAGCTGCTCCTGCCGCTGCTGCTTGTGATCGCAGTGATCGACTGGCTCACCGCTAGCGACGATCGCCGCGTGCGCATCCTGCGGCGCACTGGTCTCACTCAGCAACAGATCGCCACCCGTCTCAATCTCTCCGTCTACCGCGTCCGCAAAGCGCTTGCACAATGATCAACCACATCAACAACGCCATCTGCTGCCTGATCGCTGCGAGTGTGTTCGCGATGATCGGCATCGAATCCGGCGCGCATCACGCACCCACCCACTCCGGCACGCAGCAGGTGGTGCGGCATGACTGAACCACGCCGCTACTACTTCCGCATTCCAAGCGCCAATGTCTTTGAGTGCGTGACCGCCACCAGCCTCACTGAGGCCAAGCTAATCGCCGCCGATACATGGCTCGAGTGGTGGCCAGAACTTGAATGGATCAACGTCGAAACCGTCACTGAGAGCATTAACTATGGCTGAAATGAAAGGCGCACTCTTCCAGTGGCGCACAGACCCTGAGGAAGTTGGCAACTACGGCGAAGGCATCAGCCGGCCACGTCATCGCGCCCGCGTGCGTGATTTCAAGGTGATCATCTATCCCAAGAATGCACGCCCCGTGACGTGGTACACGCGCGCCGAATCGAAGCGCGCTGCTGAGAAGTATGCGCGCAATCGCTGGCCTGATGCCGCTGCAGTGGAGGTGGCATGATCCGCGCTGCCTTGACCGCTGCAGCGCTGCTGCTGGCCAGCCCGGTGCACGCCCGGCAGGTGACTGCCACCGTTTATGACGGCTGGTTTCACGGCCGCCAGACGGCGTGTGGCAGCACCTATCAGCACTGGGGCATTAGCGCCGCGCATCCATGGCTGCCATGCGGCACACCGGTGCGCGTCAGCCACCGCGGCCGCACGCTCACGGTGCGCGTCACCGATCGGTGCGACTGCGGCTCGATCGATCTCAGCGCCGGTGCTGCGCACCGCCTTGGTGTGCCGCTCGATGGCATTGCAACAGTCCGTATCTCGCATCCATGAGCGACATCCGCCACCGCATCGAGCAGCTGCTGAGCGACACCAGTGCCTTCACGGCTGGTCAGACTGAGGAGCGCCAGCGGATCCGCCAGCTGATCGACATCAGAATCGACCAGCTGTGCGGCACCGTTGGAATCCGCAACCGCCAGCAGCTCTGCGCTGAGCTGCTCCGCATCCGCCAACACCTCGAACCATGAACGAAGCAGTCAAACTCGACCAGATTCGCGCCGACATGATGGACGCGCTCTATGAACGCAGCGGCCGTACCTGCAGCACCTACACCGGACTGTGGGAGGAGTTTGCGCTCGACCTAGCAGCCAACTTCCGCGACACTCCATACCCTGAGCTGCTCGCCCGTGTGGTGCGCGCCATGGATGCCACCGAGTCGGTGATGACGCAGAAGCAGGCGCAGCAGGCGATCGAGGTTTGCCGCCAGCAGTTGCTTGGTGATAAGTGGCGATGAGCCGGCCGTTCAAACGCGGCGAGGAGAATGTTGCCGTGATCCTGAGCGAGGAGCTAGTGCGCGAGCTGCGCCAGCTTCGCGCTGAGGGGCTGAGCTATTCAAAACTTGCTGATCGCTACGAGATTGACAAAAAACACGCATGGCGCATCTGTCAACGCATCGCATGGAGCTGGCTGGATTAGCTCTACACACTACGAGGTTCAACAATGACTGACTACAAGTTTGTGCCACTGAACACGCTGGAGAATCGCCTTGGCGACGCTTTGGGCTTGGCAATCAGCATGATCCGCAAGCCTGAGACTATCGACAACAAGGCCATGGCTCAGATCGAAGCACCGTTCAAGGAGTGGTGCGACGGTCTTGTTGATGGAGGACTGCTTGATGACTGACTTCTGACTCATTGGTAAAAGCATTAAAAAGCGGCAGGATGTCACCCCCACCGCCCTTGCAACTGGATCTCACTCCAGCCGCTTTGCTGCTTTCTGATCAGCCTCAACACTGTAGCACACGGCAGGTATCAGCATGTATTACCTGAAAACAGGAATCAGCTAATACTTGCCTTTTACCACCCGCCTCAACTTCCATGTCTGAACTTTCACCTGCCGCTCAGGAGGTAATTACTGCCAGCAACTGTGCTGGGTCTCGAATCGTGCAGTTGCACATTGCTGCCGCTTTGCGAGCTGCTGCGGATCAGGTGGTTCCAGCGCCACGTCTTCCGTATGACTCTTGCTGTGATGTACACGCATCAGCAATACGCGCCGAACTTCTGGCCATTGCCGTTGAGCTTGAAACCCTGTAGTCGCTTCCACTTCTATGTCTGAACTTTCCCCCGCTACCAGCGCCATAGTCGCAGCATTCCGCGAGCGTTACGCAGAATGCTGGCGCCCTGGACCTTCACCCGACTACTGGCAGGAAGCGTGCCTAGCTGCTGCCCTCACATCCCTGGCGGTCCGCATCAAGAACGCTCCTGAGATTCGCCAAGACGTGCTCGACATCGTGAACGAGCTGGAAGAGTTACCGCTTTACGAACTCGGAGAATAGTAGTCAACATCACTTCTATGTCTGAACTTTCACCCGCTGCTCAAGCAGTTCTGGATGCCTGGGAGGAAAAGCTCAGTCCCGACGTGACCTGCCTAACTCACGACCCGGAGCGTGAGGCCCTCGCCGCCGCCCTGCGTGCTGTTGCGGATCAGGTGGTGCCGCCCGCCCTTGAAGAAGAATTCTTCGACCGCAATCACGCCTTACCGTTGCAAAAGAAGGTCGAAATCAGGCTGAGTCTCCTCGCCATCGCCGCCGAGCTTGAAGCCCAGTAGTCCACCTCACTATCATGCCCTACTTCACCAAAAAACCTGTTCAAATCGAAGCTCGCCAGTACAGCGGCACCGCTGTTAATACAGTGGAGGTCACCAACTGGATTCTCGAGCAAGGTGGCGACGCATGCTGCGATGGTTACCACCTGTTGATTGAGACCCTGGAAGGCACGCATGCTGCTAGTCCCGGCGACTGGATTATTCGCGGCATCAAGGGGGAGTTCTACCCTTGCAAGCCTGACATCTTTGCTGCCACCTACGAACCCTCTTAGTCCGATCAACTAATGACTCAACAACTTTCACCTGCTGCTCAAGCAGTTATGTATGCCTACAAAGTCGCCAGTGATGGCTACTACAACGACAGTGGCGAATGGATTCAGGACCACGAAGCTCAGATCTCTGACGCCCTTCGCGCTGCTGTCAATGCAGTGACTCCAGAGAAAACCATTGAAGACATTAACTACGTGCATCAGAACTACGTTGAAGGGTACATGGATGCTCTCTACGAGATCCTCATTATTGCCAACGAACTTGAAGCCAAGTAGTCAGACCCACTACCCATGCCAGACCCAATCAACCCATCGCACTACCGCCGCGGCCCAGTCGAGGCAATCGACGTGATCGAGGCAGCAGTCACCGATGCGCCGCACATGGTGCCCGCATACCTGCAGGGCCAAGCGCTGAAATACCTGCTGCGCATCTGGTGCAAGGGCAATGCGCTCGAGGATGCCCGTAAGTGCCAGTGGTATCTCGCCCGTCTTATCGCCAAACTGGAGGGATGATGACTCGCCTGCCTGGCTTGAATCTGATCGAGCGGCTGGCGCTTCGCATCCTGTCGCGCAGTCGCAATACCGGCTTGGTGGTCGTTAAGCCCTATGGCTATGGCTGCATCTATGTGGCATCAGATGGCACTGACCCGGTGGCTGCCTATGTGACTGATGGCCCGGATGAACCAGCCAGCATGTTGCTCGAACGCATCTATCACCAGCCTGCTGCTGGTGAGGCGGAATGATCAGTCTGCACGGCGGCCGATTGTTGCTGCTGTGCAGCCGTACTGACCGCACCTGGCACGCGCGCGTAGTGCTCGGCCCAAAACCTGAACATCAGATTGAGCTCGATACGGGCGCGGTGCAACTGCAGGCGGCATTGATCAAAGCGCAACACATCTACCAAGCTGCGCGCGCAAAGCTGCGCCCTGCTGGTGATCCGCTGATGTGTTGGGATTGCCAGCATTGGCAGATGCGCCATCAGCGCTGCGGGTTGGAGTTGCCAGAATCAAAGAGAAGCGGCGGCCGTTATGCGGCCAGGTGTGAGCTGTATGTTCGGCCCGGAAGTCATCAGCCGCACTGATCGAGACGGCGGCTACATCGAAACGCTCATGCCCGTGCATGGTGAGGTGTACTACCGCAGCTGTGTGGGTGGCACCTGCCGCTATTCCAGTGATTTGTGGCAAGCCGAGCTTTATCTCGATCACCTGCTAGGTCGCTGATGCTTCAGGATGTCCTGCTGCTGGTGCTCGAGTATTGGGCGACGTGCCTGATCGCTCTGTGGGTGTGCAGCAGGATCCTGCCGTAGCGTGATCGTGTTCCCGCTCTGCCTCGTGCATCGGGCTCACCCAGTGCGAACCAATCGGACAGGGCGGTCACTGCGCTGCAGGACGATGCGGGTTCGAATCCCGCCTGGGTGCTGAATGAAGCGGCCTCCGATACGGTTTCAGCTGCAGCCACCGCGACTGCAACACCGCGCGCGTCCTCACGGATAGCGCCGACCGCTGAGCGATAAAAAAAAAGGGGCCGAAGCCCCTTGGTTACTAAAGCCGGTCTTCGAGATCCATGCAGATGCTTACCAGTGTGTCGACTAGCGGATTGGAGATGATCTCATCCCACTCGTCGTCGGTGGTGCAGTCCCGCAGATCTTTCAGCGCTTTTTTGCCCGCCTCACAAGAGACAATCAAATCAGCGATGGCTTCAAGGCCGGCGCTCAATTTCTTCATTTTTCTAGGTGCGGTGGATGCCGGGATCGCTCCCGACTCATTTACTACACACCACGGGCGGGGCACCTGCGACCGCTGCAACGTATCTTAATAATGTGGCCGGTGGCTGATCCTCACGCGGTGTCAGCCTATTGCCCGCAGCCGGCCTCTACGGGAACGACTAGACCCTCAGAGAGTTCTAGGCAGCCAAATTAGCGCCTTCCGCGATCCATTGCACGATCGCCCATTCGTTCAGTGCAGACCAGAACGGCTGCGCTCTGTACCAGTCCACCCATGCCTTATGCCCTTTGCTGGAGTTGCAGCCAAGGCAACAGGCAACCATGTTGCTGCGCACCGTAAGCCCGCCATGCACCTTAGGCACCACGTGATCAAGCGTTGGGCTGCGTCCTAGATCATCACCGCAGTATGCGCATCGGTAGCTCCACGCCAGCAGGATCTGATCACGCGCTGATCGCCGTGTGACCAGCCTGGTGCCATCAATGTGGTGCCGATCCACAGAGATCCTCAGGCACCGGCACGCAGTTCACTTCGATATCGATGATGTCTTCATCGGATCGGACATGCTCGGCGATTTGACTGTAGACATCACCAGGTATGTCATCAGCTGGCGTGTTTGATCGGATGAAGATCTTGGCGGAAACCTCTAGGTAGTAACCGGGCATGAGCTGACCGCCGCTTGGTGCACGGTAGCGGTCGCAACCGAGTCTCACGAGATTACAGAATTGCTCTGGGATTGCAGCGCAACATTCGCGCTAGTGTCCCGCGATGCAATACATCCTCCGCATCGGCCCGTGGCATATCGGACCGTTCGATACCCACCGCGGCGCGCAGCACTGGGCTGAACGCCACGGCTGCGACGATTACACGATGGCGCCGCTAGACGATCCTGCTGAGGCGCCGGGCATCATCCACCGGATGCGAATGGCGCCGCTGGCCTCAACATTTTAGCCTTTGCTGCTAGTGACGCCCAAATCGCAGTTGTAGCGGCCTTTCTGATCGTATCCAACTTCGGGCTCACCACTCACAAGCAAAAATTTCATCTGTCCAATTTTCATACCTGGCCAGATTCCTAGCGGATGCAAACGACGTTGATTGCATAGTTCCATTGTTAGACGGCTGCCATACCAGCTCGGGTCGCACCAACCGGCCTCTGCATGATCAAAACCCTCGCGCGCGCGGCTTGATTTCAGCACGAACTGCGCCCCGATGTATGAGGGCAGGTTGAAGATTTCCTGCGTTTCAGCCAAGAAGAACTCACCCGGCTGAATCAGGTACGGATCGTCTGCTGTGTGACCGAGGATCTCTATCACTTGCAGATCAGGCGTATCGGCAACCTCGATCATGATCCTGCTGCCGAGCGTCACGTCATAACTGGCTGGGTTGAGCTGTTCCTCGTTGTATGGCTGCAGCATTGAATGCTGCTTGCACAGCCGGCGAATCTCGTGGTCAGGTACCAGCACTGAGTCAGTTGTAATCCCAGCGGACTCTAGGTCGGCCCTGCCGAATGCCTAGATGCAAAAACTGTGGCGCTGCATAGCCAAGGCTGAACGGCCAGTTTTGATCACACCAGCGCTGCACGGCCATCATGTCGGCGCCTTGAATCACGAAGTCAACAGCACCAACACCCGGCGCGTTGTAAAGGTGCTCCGACCCGCTGGCGCCACCCACTGACTTATTGATTGCCGGTGGTCTAAATCCACTCGTGATGGTGATTGGCTTGCCGCCAAACTGCACGCGCACCCGCTCGAGGAATGCCGCCAACTCTGCTGCTGTATCCAGCTGATGCTGCGCAGTGAACCGCCTAGCCTCCTGATTCAGCGCGAATTCTCCCAGCCTGATGTGAGGGGTGATGCGTGCCGTGAACGGGCTGCCAGGGCGCAGCTTTGCGGTTTCTGGTTCAGCCGCGGCCTGATGCTGCCCCCAGAGTTTGCCCTCAGCGCGGCGGCGGCGCAGCAGGCCAGCCTCGACGTTGGTGCCAGGGTTGCGGTAAAGCTCAAGCGCTGCGGGCACTCCTGCCCAGTCACGATCACGCAGGCACTTGCTGATGGTCTCAAACCCGGCAGTGCCGTAGAAACCAGAACCGAGGTTGTAGGCGAAGCTCACCAGCGCAGATCGCTGATTGTCATCCATCACATTCCAATGCGGGATGGTACTGCGCAGCTTGCCAGCGATGCGATCCACCTCGAGGCGCAGCAGCATATCGGCCTCGATGACGTTGATCTTGTCGCCACGCTTCACTGACGTGCCATTGCTGTAGCGCGTGGTGCCATAGCCGATCGTCCACGGGTCGCCGCCTGATAGCGGGTCAGGGTATGCAGAGAGGTGGCAGCCCTCGAACTCTTTGATCAGCGCGATAGCGGCAGCTAGATCGGTTTGCTTGCCGTCTTGGCTCCATGTCTGGAACCAGTCCCGATCGCGCCGCATCACTGCGTCGTAGGTGTTGGCAGCCAGCTCAGCCTCTAGCTGCTGAATCGCAGCAGCCTGATGCGGCAGTGCTTTGTAGTACTTGAACAGCTGTTGCAGCGTGATCGGTGCATCGTTTGCCATGACTCAGCGGCGCTGCTTAGGAAATGCCAGGCGCAGCACTTGAAATAGCAACTGCAGCCAGCTGTTGGATTTCAGCGGCGAGACGGCAATGATCTCAGAACCTGCCGCAACCACGATGGCAATCACCGCAACGGTGGTGGCGTGATCCATGGCTAGCCGGCTGGTGGTCGTGCTTCCAACTTAGAGACGCGCTGCTCCACCGTCGATAGGCGTCCGAATGTTTCCTTGCGATCTTCCTTCATATCAGTGTGAAGCACCTCAAGCTGTGAGGCGATGTGCTCCACAGCTGAGGTGAGTCTGATCACGGCTTCGCGGGCTTCATCTGATTTGCGGCTGAAACCAGCAGCGCCCATGGCTGCGACGGAAATAGACGCGCCGGCAATGGCTGCGATGACTTCGATCATGGCGCCATGGGGCTACCCCTTCAGCTTACCGACCCTGCCCGCGTAGGGGTTTCTTGCCGCGGCGCCGGGGCCGGCTGCGTTGGCCGAACCCTTGGCGCGTGGTCTTGGGCGGCCCGGCCTGATGATCGAGCCGCGCGGTGCCGGTTTTGGCTTTTACTGCCATGGCAGCCCTTGTGCGGTGGTCGGTGTGCGTTGTTGATCCAGTTGTGCCTGAAGCGCAGCTTGGATTTCAGCAACCTTTTCATCACCGCCGAGCTTCTCCTTCACCCAACTGATCACCACTTGAGGCGTGAGGTCGGCGTAAGGGATGACGTTACCCTCAGGTTGCTCCAGCCCCACGCTGCCATAGGCGCCAGCACGGTAAGGATCGCTAAATGCGTCAACGGTGTAATGCACCGTGAAAACAATCCCATCTGCGGTGTGGCGCTCCATCTGCGCCACATTCCAAGTGAAAACAGTCTCAGCCATGGTGGTGGATGTGGTGGGGGAAGTTTAGGGGTGACTGGTGACGTGGACTATCGGCTTTGCTCAAAAACGTGTCTGGCTGTCAAAGAATGTGCCTGCCAGACTCATGCTGCGCAAAACCAGTATCGAAGGGGACTTAGATGCCTGACGCAGTTAAGCGAGTCTCAAGACTTTCGATCTTGGCAACGGCTTCCTGCAGCGCAGCCGTAAGCAGGGGCACCAGCTTGGATTGGTCGATGCCTTGGTAGACGGGGTTGCCGTCAGCATCGACTGCATCCTTTTCGCCAGTGATGGCTTCAGGAACAATGGTTTGCACTTCGTGGGCAATAAAACCGTCAACAACGGTCTTGGGATCCGCGATGAAATTAAATCGGCTTGGCTTCAGTTGCTGCAGGCGGATAATACCGTCAGTAACTGGAGCAACATTTTCTTTAAGGCGGTAATCGGAGGAGGTGTTGTAAGCAGTGGCTGAGGTGGTTACCGAAATTGTTCCAACGGAAACATTGCTTCTGTTGAAGTTAACAATGGTACCATCACTACCCTGGCGATTGAAATAACAGACCTGATCAGTGTTTGTTGCGCGTATTTCAGTGCCTGTTATACGAGCGCCAGTTGCAGTGTCATCTGTTGTAGACGTGCCCACTAGGAGCCTGCCGGAGCTGTCGATGCGAGCGCGTTCGTTGCTGTTAGTTGTAAAGCGGATTGGCCAAGCACCATCTACTTGAATATTGCCACCGCTCGTATCTGTTATTAAGTAACTAGTGGTGACGCCTTGCGATGAAGACGCCACATAGTTTGTTCCTACAGCAGAGGAGGATATATTACCTGCTACACTCAATGCTTGGCCAGGGCTCGTAGTGCCAATCCCTACGTTGCCTCCGTTGGGATTAAGAAGGAGCGAGTATTTTTGGCTTAGATCTGTGCGATCTGTTGACTGAATCCAGTTAGCGGAACCAAGTATACCAAAGTCAACAATGCCTGTGCTATTAGACCCACCAAGCCTGAGGGAGCAATAGGTCTGTGTAGTTCCACTTGTAACAGGTAAACCACTATTTGTCCCAACGGAATGTAGGACTGCACCAGGCTCACTGGTCCCTATGCCTACACGCCCTGAGCTGTCGATTCTGAGACGTTCGTTGCCGCCATATAGGAATAGAAGATTTCCTGAGCTACTTCCTGTCGCCTGAATGATTACGTCTGTGCCGGAATATGTAAGCGAACCAAGTGCAAACGTATTGCCCCAGAATAAAGAGGCTGCACCGTTTCCGTAAGCAGAGGTGGTTCCGTTGACGTGAAGCGTTGAAGCCGGGCTCGCGGTGCCCACCCCAACATTCCCACTTGCATCAACAAACAACCTGCCAGACCCACCAGTGCTGATGGCTACTTGGTCTGCGCCGGGAGAATAAATGCCGGTATTGGTATCGCCAGTAAACATCAGCGATGGCAATGCTGCAGTACCCAATGGCACACTGAATCGTTCGCTGCTAGTCCACGCATCGGTGGCATCAACCCAGTTGATCGTCTTATCTGTGGCGCCTTTCAGCGTGATGCCGCCGCCATCAGCGGTTACATCAGTAGGAGTAGCAACATCACCAATGATGATGTTCTTGTCTTCCACCAGCAGGTTCTGAGTGCTGATGGTGGTTGTGGTGCCGTTGACGGTTAGATCACCTGCGACCGTCACAGCAGCATCAAACGTTGCTGCACCTGTTACATCAAGCGTGCCAGGAATGTCTACGTTGCTGGCCCACTCCACGCCGGTACCAGCGGCATCGGTCTGCAGTAGTTGCCGTGCGGTTCCATCTGCCAGTTTGCTGACAGCGATCTCGGCATTGGCTGCGATGTCTGCGTCAATGATGCTGGCGTTGCCGCTCACCAGCACGGTGCCGCTTTGATTGGGCAGCGTGATGGTGCGATCAGCAGTTGGATTGGTAACAGCCAGAGTTGTTTCAAACCCATCAGCGGTGCTGCCTTCAAAGGTCAGGCTGCCCGTGCTGCCGATCTCAAGGTTGCCAGTGATCGTCAGATTGCCGCTGCCATCGGGTATGGGAAGATATGCCAGGCTGTTCCAGTTGGTGCTGCCGTTGCCAATCTTGAACTTCTTAGTGTCTGTCTCATAGCCGATCTCACCCGATAGCAGGATCGGATTGGCTGCTGTCCAGTTTGCAGCGGTATCCTTCCGCTGCGCCATCTGTACACGGATCGTTGTAGCAGTCATGATTCAGCACCACCAGCTTGAATGATAAGAGTGGCTGCGACAGCCGGAACAGCATCGTCAGCTTCAAGGATGAATGGCGCGGTGCCTGTCATCGCGTATGACGTGAACGATGCCTCAGCGCCCAAGGCGGCCGGTTCGCCGATGAGGTCATACAAAAGGAAGTTGCCGATCAATGCGATCAGCTCAACCGTCATGTCTGTGTAAACGCCACGCTGGATCTCATCCGGTTTGGCGGCGTATCGATATAAAGAATCTGCCGGAACCACATTCGCCGATCCCCAAAACGCCGTAGGCAGAGTGAATGTGCGATGGCTACCAGCCGAATCCACGTAGTGATTGCGGATCAATGTCGCCTGTGCCTCCACCAGATTGGTGTAGGTCAGCGTGAGCCTGAAATTGCTTTGCCTGAGGCTATGCCGAAACAACACCGGCGCACCGATCAGCGTCTCTTCAGAACTGACGTTTAAGCCGCCAAGGTCGTATTGAAAACTAGATGGCAGCAGCTCAGGGTAAGCGGTCATATCAGATACGGCGGCAGGAGCTGCAGCTCTACCGTAGCGTCGATGATGTCGCAGGATTGATCAATCACTGGCGCCGATAGGTAGCGCCATAGGTAATTAGCGGGAAATGTCAGATTCGTGGCGATCAGCGTGGTGGCACTCAGATCAAACGGCTCAAACGTGCCATGCAATGCGTAGTGGCTGACAAGGCTGAATCTGTCGGCTGATGACAATCGCGTGAAAGTCATGCGCAGGATATGACCCACCGACGCATTGCTATGGCGCACGCTGGTCTCATAGCCATCGAGCACCGCAAACTCAGTGCTAGCGCTGGTACCTGGTGTGTATGTTCTGGTCGATGGCTGCAGTGCGGGGAAAGTGGCCATGGTTAAGGGCAGTCTGCAGTCTTAACAGGAGCATTGATAGTAAATGTTGGAGTATCACCAGTTGGGGCTGTTGCGAAGTAACTCGTGGCAACGGTCACGAAGTTACAGTTCTCAGTCTGCACATCGATCAAGCATGTTGTTCTTGGCGGATTAACTGAGCTCAGGAAGCAAGCGTAGGGAGCGGTGAGCGATGGTTTTCTAATGCTGCTGACAACGGGACCAGCTCCGGTTTGATCAAGCAGTTGCCAGTTGTATTGAGCATAAGTTGGCACGGGTTTTGTTTCCCCAAGGACACGTGCCGATCCAAATCCACCTGGTGCGGCCGGATCCTTGCAGAAAGCAACCGCAACAATGGTATAATCAATCTCACTAGATGTAACTGAAATACTATATGATCCTTCTATCGTTTCATCTTGGCATGAAATGTCGAACTCTTCGCCAGTGTCTTTGTTGATCTTAGACCAACACACCCGGCCGACGCAGCTAACGACAGAAGCCGATACAGATAACGTATCGCCGACAATCGGTGTGTCGCCAGGGCCACTGGCGCCTGTGATCGCATTCAATGGCGAATCATCTTCAAGTGGATCCACTGGATTGTCCCATCCGCCGACTGGCGTCTGCCCGCCTGTTGGCTCACCAGCTGGCTGAGATACATTCGGACCGGTTGGCGGATAGCCGCCTGTGGGCCATGTTGATTCGGTTGGTGATGGCAGGTTGACCGTCGTCTCAGCTTCAGTCGGTGGATCGAAGTTGCCGCCGCTAGCTGGATAATCAATGCCGCCGCCGCCAAGCCCGGTATTGTCTGATGATGAGTTTTCATCGCAGCTGTAATCACTGCGGCCAGGTGAGATCGTGAACCCAGGCGCTGTGGCCGCCGCAACCTCAAGCGCCACCAAGCTGCGGCCCTGATTATCAATGGGAAAATGCGTCAAATCAAAGATGCAGGCGCCGCTAGCGGTCTTCTCAATCCGCTCGACTTCATATAGAAAGTCGTGATAGCTCAGTGCTGTGGTCGCAGTTTCACGGCGCAAGCGTACGCGAACAATATCGCCCAACTCGAGTGTGCTGTTATAGCTGCTTGGCCTTACGTTCAAGCGCAGCGTATGCGTGATGTATTTGCGTCGCGCCAAACGAAATGCGCCAACCTTTACCGCATGGGTTTCGCTTGCGCAGAACTGACTCATGTCATATTGCTCAAACGGGCCAGCCGTTGCCTCACCGGTGTAGCGCACTTCAGTAGTGCGCGGAAACCCGATATCAGAGTCTGGCTGCTGCCGCCACATCATCTGCAGGCAGATCGGCTGACGATCAGCCAATGAAATGTATTGAATCTCAAAGCCATCTGGCAGCAGATGATCCTCTGTGAATGTGAACTGCCAGTCGATGGTCGTGGTTTTGATGGTGTGATTGACGTTGACAGGAAGCCGTGGCTTGAACGCGAATTTGCCGTTGGATTCGATCAGCCGCAGCAGGAAGTCATTCCCGATTTGCTCCAGCCACTCATCTAGGTTGCTGCTTTCCTTGAAGACTCCGTTGTAGAGGAATCCATTGGTCTGACAGAAGTTGGCCGCGGCCAGCATCTTGGTGTTATCGATCAGAGTGGAAGGGATCCGGCCTGATTGATTCATCAGATACAGGGCCAGATCGATCACGTTATTGCTTGGGCCAAGCGTGCTATCGATGATGCGCGTGACCTGCATTCCTTCACGCACAAACACATGCACCTGCTGCTCCCATCTGTCGCTGCCATCCGGGAATGTGTTTACGTAACTGAGCGTCGTCATGTTGGCGTAGCGCCCTGACGTGCCGCAGTAGTAAGGGCATGACCACGGCGTTGTATCTACAACTGTGGTGATGAAGTTGCCAGGGAACCACGTACCAGCGCGGCGGTTATAGGTTTGATTCCATGTGCCTTGACGGCATGGGCCAACAAATACGTCTTTGATGGGAATTGTTGGTAGCTGCCCTTCACTAAGCACAAGGTGCAAGCTGACCGTTAACGCATTGGTCGTTGCATTGTTTTCATATCTGGCTTCTGTGGCGCCAGGGCTTACCAGCACACCGCCAACATTGCTGACGCGACGGCAGAATACGATCGGCACCGGATCGCCAATCTTGTATGCAACCTGCGGTGACGTGAGATCATCTGCTGCTTCTGCTGCAGCTTCAGTCAGAACCGGATCAGACAATCCGCTTTGATAAGCCAGTAATGCCAGCGGGTCAGAGATGTTGAGCGTCATATCCGAAGCGGCACACCGATCAGGTAACTGGTGAACTTACGCGGCGGCACCTGCGCGCCAACTGGTGACAGGCTACTGCCCAGCTCAATCTCAAGCCTAGTGAACGTGCCAGAAATGCCAACTACTTCTGCGGTATAGCTGGCGATCAACTGCTGACTGGCTTGTGGTGCGAGCTGATCAAGGCGGCTGTCAAACTCATAGATCTTGAGCTCACAGAATCGGCCGTAGCTCAGCGCAAGGTTGAATGCTTCCACCACGCTATTGGTGGCAGGCACTGTGATGGTGACAGACTTGCCCCCACTGGCGCCTGATTCCACGATGCCATTGGCATTAAATGGCATGTAGGACCAGCTGGCACTATCCAATGTGATGGTCTGGTTGACGTAGTAGGTCTGCCATCTGGCGTAAGTGGTGGTGGCATCAAAGATGCGCAGATATTGGCTTTGAGCTCTTCCCATCAGTAAGCACCCTGATAGCGACGGCCGCCATAGGATCGGCTGTTCTTGAAGATCTGCGTGCCAAAGTCAGACAGCGCACGTTCAAGGTCGCCGATCGTGACGTAGCGCTGGCCATCTTGTTGCAGCACCGGGCCAGTGGTGATCTGCACAGTGGTGTTCGCTGCGCCACCGCCACCCATTGGGCCAACAACACCACCATCAGCGAAGGCGGGAATGACTGACCGGCCACGCATCCCGCCAAGATAGTTGGCTGCAGCCGTTGCCATCTTGGATTCAGGCACGATGTATTCGCGCTCGCCACCTTCGCCAACCATGGCTAAGGTCGGCCCACTGACTACACCACCAGCCGCGAATGCTGGCACGCTTACCTGCGGGATCAACGGAATATCAGGAGTAGGTAGGCGGTTGTAGCCGGTGATCAAGGCGTTGATGCTGCGCGTGCTGTTATTGATGCCATTGGCGATGAACTGCAGCAATCCTCTGAAGATCGACTTGATTGCATTGACTGCTTCTGTAAAAGGTGCCTGCAGTGCTTTGCCTAGCTGAGCGAAGCTACCTGTCAGGCTCTTGACAAGCACACCGCCGAACTTAATTAATGGCTCCACATAAAGGCTATAAAAAGCCTTGCCCGCCATCTGCCATCCTGCAGCAATAGCCTTGAGAACTTCAGCAATCTTGTCGCGGAAGGCGTAGATGGCAATGCCGGCAGCAACGAGCAAAGCAATCCAGCCGACAGGGCCGCTAAAGACGGCGATCAATACCTTGCCAAGCGTGCCAAGGCTAGCCACAAGCGGGCCGATGGCACCAGCCCATCCGGCGATAGTGGCGACAATCTGCAGCCCAGCCAAAACCTTAAAACCCGCAACAATCGGCGTTAAAACAGGAGCAATAATCACAAGCGCCGCGGCAATGCCGCCTAATCCAACAACTAATGTTTGAACTGGTTCTGGAAGTTTTGAAAAAACATCCAACAGCTGAGCTGCTAGCTGTACAAATGGAGTCAGAGCAGGCAGCAACTTGGTGCCGATCTCAGTCTGCAGATCAGCCAGTGCAGCTTGAAACTCCTTGTAGGCATCTGGTGGTGGTGGTGTTTGCTTGGCAAGTTCACCCAATGCCTGAATCACGATGTCTGACGTGATCTTGCCTTCTGATCCAAGGTTCTTCAAATCGGCAATGTTGACGCCCATTGTTTTGGCAATCGCCTGTCCAATCGACGGCAACTGTTCCATCACGCTGCGAAACTCATCACCTTGCAACTTGCCAGAACCCAGAGCCTGACTCAGCTGCAGCAGAACGCCGTCAGTCTGATCCGCAGTGAGCCCCATGGCTGCTGCAGCATTGTTGACACCAAGGAATGTTGTCTTGATTTGCTCCAATGATGTGCCTGTTGGGCGCAAACGCGCGTAGAGATCGGCTACCGCGTTTGATGCTTGTGTCTGCGATAGTCCATATGTGCTTGCCGCTTTTGCGGCAAACTCCATCACTGCAGCAGTTTCCCCAAATGGCTTAGCCAGATTGGCGATTCTTTTTTCAGTCCTGTCAGCTTCAATGCCAGCCTTTGCAAAAGTGCTGGCCAAGGCGCCAATACCAATAGATGCAAGCGTGCCGCCTAAGGTTTTGCCGACACTGCTCAGCCTTCCAAATGCGCCAGTCAGGCCATTTGCCTGCTTTTCAGTCGTACCAAGCGATTGGCCAAGCCTGTCGATCTGCTGCTGACCATCAACCTTGGCGCGGATGGTCAGGGCAGTGGTCATATCCAGTGCCATGCCTAGCCCTTTCTGCTGTTGACCGTTTCGATCACTCTAGCTTCGATCACCTGCAGATCTTCGAGCATGGTGCGGTGATCATCCAAGGCATACAACTCCATCAGCCACCGCACTGCCGTGTAGTCCAGGCCGATGATGCCGGACGCACCACCACGCCATTGCGTCTGCACCTTTAAGAACAGATCAACGGCAGGCCATGCCTCCGGCCACACTTCATAGTGATCAGGCTTGGCATCTAGATCTGGCAGCTCAAATCCGAATGCTGCGGCATCATCACCAGATTCGTCAATGACAGCGCCGCCTGTCCAGTAGTCAGCGGCGCCGATCAGTTTTTTCGTTTGAGCTCCACAAGCGAGGTGAAGTAAGCCTCAATCAAAGCGCCGGCCATCATCGGCACATCCAATAGCTGCGCCTTGACCGCCTCGCTGTAGGGCACGTCATCGCCGTCTGCGTCCAAGATGCCGGACCATCCCACAAGGATCTCGGCTGCAATGGTCTGATCCGTTACGCCATTGTCCAGCTCTTCACCGCGCTCAGCTGCTTTGATGCGCTGTTGCACCAACTGCTGGATCTCGTTGATCCGGCTTTGGGGCAAGCGCTTGAAGAGAGCATCAAAGCTCGACTTCTCACGCTTGCCGCCATCGGCCGGCAGTTGAATGCTGACCGGCCAGCTGTAGCTCTGCGATTGGTTTAGGACAAACGCCACGCGATCAGGTGTAGACGAGACTCATCTCATTGTTGCCTGCGGAGGTCGGAACCGCAATGAAGGGCATGTTCAGCATCTGGATGCCGTCTTGATCGCTGTAGGTCAGGTTGCCGAGATCTGACTGCGCAGTGGTCATGGTCACCCGGTTGCCAGCCGTAGTGCCGTGCTGGAAGGTGATGCTGCCAGTACTGCTACCGGTAGCGACAGCGAAGAAATCCTTATCAGCAATGGTCGGAGCTTCAATCACCACGGTGCCATTAGGGGCGCGGTTGGTGATCAGGATCTCCTTGGTGCAACCCACCAGCTCGCGGTAGATCACATCATTAGCGATGTTGAAGCTGTAGCTCATCAGGCATCCGGCATAGCTGAATGCACTGAAGCTGACGGTGTTGCCCTCCTTGAAGATCAGAGGCGATGCTTGATTCGCATAGGTCGGAGTGGGCAGCGTCTCATCGGTCGGAGCGTTATAGATGCCCGTCATCGTGAAGCTGATGAAGGGGATCTGCCCCACTTCACAGTTCATCTCAAAGGTGCCGCGGCATCCGGTGACCTTGTGACGGATGCCATCTTGGTGGTAGTAGATGGTGCAGCTCTCAAAGCCGCTGCTTTCAGGCGCATACGTCGCGCTGGTGCTGGTGACCAGCGTTTCGCTAAGACCGCAACTGCGCAGCACAGGCCCATAGGCGGGTGCCGTGCCAGCGGTGCCAGAACCTGCTAGCTCAACCTCGAACGTCACCTCGACGCGGGTCTGGCTCAGCAGTTGATCGGATTGCCCGAGGTAAGGCCGCACCAGTTCGCGGTTAACAGTCTCAGCCAGCAATGGCTGGATCTCAAGGTTGCGCACCAAGATGGCATTGCTCCCACCGGTTGGCGTTGAATCCGTGCCGTAGGTGGATTCAATCTTCGCCAGGATCAGGCGTCGGCGCGTCAGAACTGATGCCATCGGTGGCTACCTCGATTGTGGGATGAGGGGCCGGCTGTGTCCGCTCGACGAGCTTTCGCTTGCCGGTTTTGGTGTCGACCAGATAGCTGCCGCCCTGGCCTTTGTATTCGTCTTCCATCGTAGCCGCTACGGACTCTGTGCCAAATTAGCGACCCGCGTTCGATATTTCACCACGTAGTCGCAGGTGATCACACCAGATGGTTGATCAGCTTCCTGCAGATCGAAGTTCACCGTCGATGGCTGCACGTCATAGGCAAAGCCATTGCACGTCAGATCAGCCATGATCCTTGCGTGCAGATCTTCGATAATCGGATCAGCAACCTGATCGGGGATATTGCCGCGCACGATCACAGCAACGCGAACGGTCAATGTCCAATCCAGAGTAGGCGCGCTTGTCAGTTGCTGGCATGTGTCACTGATCGGTTCAACCACGATGGCCGGCAACTCACCACGCGCAAGTGGTTCAACCCTGCTGCGGTAAATCCGCGTGCTGACGCCGGTAGTGCCTGTCAGATTGCTGCGGATCCTGGCCAGGATCGACTCACGGCGCGTTGTCATGAGTCACAGCACACAGTCATCGTGATGCTACGGCCAGCGCTGATCGATGTCACATCGAGCCGGAGATAGCGCACCGCATAGTCGCAGTAGGTATGGATATGGTTGCCGGCATCCTTGGTTTTGGCCTCGCCGATGTTCGCCCAATCAGTGCCGTTCATCGAACCTTGCACGTGATAGGTGACTTGGCCGCCAGTGATCTTCTCAAATGTGGTGAAGACCGTGCCATCAACCTCGATTGCTGCAGATGAACCGATGGCATCTGAGATCGTGGTAAAGGCATGGATATTCTGCGGACGATCCGCATTGCCGCCGTAGATGGTGCTCATGTCTTTTGCAATCCGAGTTGCACGAACTTGCCGTCATCCATCAGCATGGTCTCTCTGACGGTGTAAGCAGTCCCATCCACGGTGATCGAGTCGCCGCGAATGAGACTGCCGAAGCTTGAGGTTCTGGTTGTCAGCGTGTAGTCAGTGCTGAGCACCATCCCATCGCTGATCACCTGGCTTGGCATGTCCAGGATTCCCTTTGCAGTAACGGCGCCAGCTGTGCAGCTAACGCCAAAGTCTGCAAGGAATACATCCAGATCCTCAGTGAACGCCATAATCAGCCGTACTTAGCAGAAGCAAGACCGAGCACAGCAACAGCGCCAGCGCCAGTGCCACCAGCAACCGTGATGGAGACCTTCACGAAACGCTTGAGGTTGGTCACGTTCACGTAGATCTTCTGCAGCGATGCAGTGTTGGCGGTGGTGGTGGTGAAGGCGCCACCGGTCACATCGGTGTAGGAGCCACCGGAAGTGTCCGATTCAGTCAGCTTGACTGCATAGGTAACGCCAGCGCCACCGGCCTCGGCATCCAGAAGGATGGCCATATCGCCTTCATAGCCCAGCAGATCAACGGCGGATCCGGTGCCGGTTGCAGTCACTACGTCGTTGCGCAGCAGACCGAGAACCGTGGTCTTAGAACCAAGATTGTGGATGGTCATTGTCTTGCCCTCCGTCGGGCGGTAGTTGGTTTGGGTGCAGGTTGAGCGATGGTCTCAACCACATCTGCCACTAAGGCGACAGCTTCAACGGCTTTGCCAATACCGATCAAGAGCTTGGCGTCAGAAGAGGAAGCCTCTAGGACTTCCCCAGTTTTGACGACACGGCCCGCCAGCATCGTTTGCCGTAGGACCTTGATCAACATGATCAGAGGGTGTTGTTGCCGCGGCTGAAGGATTCAGGGTGACGGACTGCAATGTCCACATCCTGCATAGCCACCACGCGCACGGTGCCGGAGGTGCTGTTGGTGTAGGGGTCAACCATCAGATCCAGGCCGGAGAAGTAGCCGATGATCAGGTCAGCGAAGTTGCCGAACCACAGATCACCAGAAGCGACTTGGTTAGACAGAACACCGCGGTAGCCGTTCACCTCGTTGCCTTCCATCACGAACAGGCCGGAACCTGCATCCTTGGCCTTGGTCTTCAGACCACCGCGCATTGCGGCGTTCATCAGATATACGGGCGAACCCAGCAGAGCGTTAGCGGTTGCCACGTCGCTCTCCAGTGCCACCACCTCGGAGAAGGTAGGGGTGTCAGCGGCAAAGTCTTCAGTGCCGATGCCGGTGGTCAGCTTCAGGCCCAGGGGCTCACCGTTGGAACCGGTGCCGTACAGACCAGCCAGGTCGATCTTCAGTGCCAGCACACGGGCGAGGTCAGTGCGCACCATGTTCTCCACGTCAATGGAGGACTGGATCATCAGACGGCGGCTGTAGTCGGTGAAGGCAGCCACGGTCTTGGGAGTCAGGCTCACCTGATCCACGGTCTGCTGCGACTCGTTAGGAGCGCCAGACTCAGCAACCCAGTAAGCGGTCCCCGCTCCCGACTGGCGAGGGATAGCCACGTTGCCGGTGAGGCCGGTCAACACAGTGGCGCCAGCCTGATCCAGAGCCGAGGCATTGCGCAGCAGATCGATGAAGCTGCCAGCATCCAGCTCAGTAGCAACCAAGTTGCCGCCAGCGGTTGCAGCACCAACGTTCAGATCACGGCGCAGCACATCCTGAGGGATGGTGATGCCACGGGACTGACGGCCGAGCTTTGCAGCAGCAGCTTCAGATGCTTCGATCTCGAACGCAGCAGCCTCACGGGCCGAGCGATCGGTCGGGTTTGCCAGATAGTTGATGGCACGCATGAAGGAGAAGCTGCGGCTCTCCTGCGCGGTCAGGCCGATTTCAGCGGCGCTCATGTTTACAGGCTCCTGTTTGATGTCGAGGTTATCGAGCACAGCAGCGCGAGCATCGTCGATAGAACGACCAGACTCGATCAGCTGGCGGCCGAGGTCGGCCATGTTGTGCTTGTCGCACAGTGCAGAGATGCCAGCGATGCGGGAGCGCTCAGCCTCAGCGGCTTCGGCCCGCACCACTGCCAGATCAGGGGTGGTGGTTTCCATTGCAGGAATGGGATCAGGTGTAGGTGCTGCCGAGGCAGCCTGTTCGGCCTCCAAAGATCTGCCGATCCCGACGCCGGGATCAGCCGGCACGGATACAACGGAAACTTCATAAGGAGACCAGGCAGTAGCAACAAAGTCACCACTGCCGCGCTCTTCCATTTTGTCGATGGAGTAGCCAAAGGAGACATTTCGGAGAACGCCATCCTTCACATCACTCAGGACTTCCTGAGCGAATGGGTTGCGGCTGAACCGCACACGCGCATAACCACGTCGTTTCTTGCCATCGATATATGCACGCTCCACAACGCCGATAACCTTGTCAGGGTTGTGATTGAACAGCAACGGTGCGCCATCATTCAGACGGCTCAGGTCTGCTGCCTTGAGATCGTGGCTCAGAATCTCATTGCCGAAGTATCGGGCAACGGGATACTCGGAACTGAATGGGAACTCATAAGTACGATCCTCAACCTCATCAAAGGTTGTGATTTCAGCGCGTTGATGGCGGCCGATGCCAGGCATTGCACGCAACTCAGCGATCTTGCGCAGCGTTGAGAACTTATGACCCACCAATGTCTCGGTGGCCTCCCATCCATCCTCACCCTCGCGATAGATCCGAATCAATGCAGCAGGATCCTCAGCGCTTGCATCAATGCTGAACTCAGTACCGGGAACGCCCAGCGTGCCCTCGCGCATTACGTGCTCAATACGTCCGCGAGCAGTGCCGCCGCTCGAATCCCACTGCACGAAATCACCTTCGGAAAGCTCATCAGGTTCAGCACGCAGGACGCGCTCCTCGCCTGTTGCTTCCTCAAACATGATCGGATCCATGTCGTGATCGCTCAACCATGCGCGCGCTTCTGCTGGCGTGAACTGCTGTGCATCGAACCGCACGGCCTGGATCTCGCTCTCGCCTTCTTTGATGCCATATATGAAATCAATGCCATCACCGCCGGCATCATTCTCACGGCGCAGTTCATCGTACTGATCGGGATCAGTCATTCGCGCAGCATGTTCGTTTGGATAAGGACGCGCCTCTTCCATTTGTCTATCCTGCAATGCCTTGATTCTATCCGCCTTCTCATTCGCCCAAGTCTGGCCGGGATCACCGCCCCATGCCGCCCATGCCACGCGGCCTGCTGATGGATAGCCATCCTCCCCAGGGCTGAATCCTTGACCTTGCTTGTCTACCTCATGGCGGGCGAACCATGCCGCCATCGTGATCACGGTGTCAGGTGACAGCTCATCACCGCTCAGGATTTGACCAGCACGCCGCGCTGCGACCTCAGTGCCACCCGCTTCACCATCGGCCTTCCAATCTCGATAGCGCTGCGCTTCTTCCCTCATGCCTTCAGTCGGCATCAGGTTGATCTCAGTGCCGGCGATGTTTGCCATCAGTCTTCAGTCCCCTCAGTGGGATCTTCTAGGACTGATTCCTCTTCGTACTCTTCTTCTCCCATTGGCGGATCCGTATCTTCAAATGCCGGCTGGCCGCCCATCGTCACAGCGGGCTGTGAGCCACCGCCAGCGTTCACTTCGCTCGGATCAGTATCGAGCACGATGTCCATTTCATCCAGCATCGCCAGTTCAGCCTGACGCGCCACCAGCACATCATCCAGATCACCACCCTGCTCGCTGATCACCTGGCCCAGCGTCTTAAAACCGCAGCGCACCGCATCTTTGTAGGCGTTCACTTCCTTCTGGGGATCCACCCATTCCCAGCTGCGCGGAATCCAGCGGCTAGCGCGGTAACGATCTGGGTTGGTCTCATACGCCGGCAGCTTGAGCTCACCGCTCAACACCGCCATCTCGAGCCAGTTCTCGTAAACGGTCTGATGGAAGTTCTCAATGAAGAACCGCTGCAGCACCTTGTACGTGTCGCGCTCCTCCAGCAGGCTCAGCCGGCTGCTGCTGTAGTTGCTCTCTGAGAAGTTCTTGCTGATGCTCTCGAAGCTGACACCAACACCAGCAGCAACAGCACGCAGCATCGAACGCGTGAACGGCTCCAACTGGCCATCCGGTGCGTTCAGATCCGGCACCGTCACGCTTTCGCCCGGCGCCAGATATTTGAACACACCGGGCGTGAACTCACTCACCCGGTCGCCTTCGTAAATCTCATCACCGATCAGCTCACCTTCAGGGCTGCTGATGAAGCCCATCAGTGCGCTCGAGGCCCGCGCCCGCACCACCTCGGCCTCCTCGTAGCCCTGCAGCATGTGCAGCCGCATCAGCGCCGAGGCGAACCACGTGACTCCTCGTGTCTGCTGGGGGCGCTCAGGGAGAAAAAGATGGATCACCTCATCAGCAGGCACGCGCACACGCCGCCCGTTGGTGCGCGGGTTGCCCGCATATGTGTCGCCCGGATGGTTTGCGTAGAAGTGATAAGCCTGCGGCCGCAGGTAGCCATCCACCTCGATGCCCATCCGCACCGTGTTACCGGCCGCGGCCTGCGGGATGTCATCGTCGATGAGGTAATCAGCCTCGAGCACCTGCAACGCGAACGGCACGCGCGACCCACCGAATGGCTGCCGGATCATCCGCACGAACACCTCACCGCTCTCCGCCAAGCTGCGGCATAGCAGGCGCTCCATATCGTGGAAGCCCAGCAGGCCGCTCACATCACAGCGGCTCTTGTGCATCCACCGCTCCCATGCCTCATGGATCTGGCCGTTGATGGCCTCATCAAGCCGGCCGCCACGCAGCATCCGCACCTGTGACTGGTGCTTGATGCCGTGCCCAATCACATTGTTCTGAATGCTGCGGAGCGCCTGCCGCGCATAGTCGTTGTCACGGCACAGCTGCCGCGCACGATTGCGCAATGCCTTGAAGCTTGACTTGATCTCGCTGTCAGCACTGGTGCCGCTGGTGACCCAGTCAGCCGTCAACCTGCTAACACGTGCACCCTGATACGCCCGCGCACGTGGCCGTGTCGGCTCAAACCCCATTGCCTTGAACAGCCGCGTGCGCAATCCCATCAGAACCTCACGAACAGATTGTGTGGGTTACCTTGACCGTTAGCGATCAGGCTTGCCATCTGTTCACGCTTCACCTCAGCCTTCAGCCTACTTTCACGCTCCATCAGCTCACCTAAATCCAGCTTGGTGAAGCTACGGCTGCCGATGCTGTACTGCTTAGCGCCGGCGCTAACAATCGCGCGGATTGCGGCCTGTACTGCATCAAGATCAATCTGCGCTTGCGTGCGCCCGTCAAATGCACCTGGTGTGCCCGCATAGGACAGCACCGATTGCACGATCAGCTGACCAGCGCCAAGCGTGATGACGGATCCGGCCTTGCTGGCAATCGCCTGCCAGTACCACGTGCCAGCGTCAAAACCACTGCTCACGTTGGCCGCGATGGTGAACTCCCATCCGGTGCCATAGGCAGTGCCGACAACTGATGCGCCCTCGCTAGCCGCGTTATATCTCAGCCAGTACGTCAGTTCATAGTCGGCGCTGCCGACAATGTTTCCTAGGTTGTCAATACCAGCAACATCACGCCAACGCACCGTGTCACCAGCTCGGATAGAACTTGGAACGTTCACGGCTCGACTAACACCTTCGTGTTGAGTCTACCCAAGGGATGGGTCCATGCCTAGCCACACCCTGCCACGCCTAGCCTAGCCCTAATCGACCACGCCAAGTAACGCCGCAACCATCCTTGTGAGGATGGCAGAGAGAGCCGAAGCCCTCTGTGCCACTTGGCCATCGCCTACTGTCAGATCATACTACCATCAAGGCATGGCACAAGGCACAAGGGTTCAGGTCGTTCTCCCACCATGGGTTGCGCTGCAGCTGAAGCAGCGCGCATGGCTTGAAAACCGCACTGTTTCAAACCTCGCGGCATTCATGATCGAGGCTGCTCTGAGATCTACCAGTTCTTGACGTAGCCAGCTGGCGAGGTTTCTGTCGTGCTGCGGCGGGTTCGTGCTGCGGGCTTGCCGTTCTCAAGCTGCTCTGCAAGTTGGCTCCACATGGTGGCTTTGTTGAGTCGACGCCCATAGATCAACATCGCCGCATAGCCATACACCGCACAATCCAACGCTTCATTTCGATCACCCGCTTTCTTTACCCACTCCCTGATCGGAAAGCCCCGGTGATATCGCAGCGCCTGCCGTTCGCTGGTCAGCTGCCGGAAATACTCATCGTCTGCAGCAAGCCCGAAATTCAAGCCGCCGGTGGTCTCGTTATGGCGCAAACGACCGAACAACGTCGTCTTGATCGTGTCGGTGCCCAATGAATACAGCGTGACGCCGCGCTTGATCACCTTGCCGCGCCAGTTCACGTCGACCTTATTCCCCTTGCCAACCGCCGGGCTGTTGCGCCTGCTGCTGCCCTTGATCGCCACCACGCCCTGCGCTCCTCGATCACGCACGTACCGGTAAACCTCATGGGTGCAGTGGCCGCCAGAGTCAACCGCCACCTGCGCCAGCTTCAAGTGCTTGCCGCATTCCGTGCTCCACTCCGTCGCCAGCACCTGATCCAGCTGGCCCCAGACCTCCGTCAATGTCGGGTCACCCATCAGCTCCTGATGCCATACCAGCCAGCCCGTCTCGCCTTCACCCCATCCCCACACACTCACCGCTAGTCGGTTGTCCTGCACGTCAACGCCAGCGGTCAGCAGCACCACGCCAGCAGGGCACACGCCGGGTTTGTAGTCCAGCCGTTTGGCCAGCAGCCCATCAGCACTCACCTTCGCCGCATAGTCCTCTTCCCATGTCTCCGCCAGCCGGGTGTTGACAAATGACTTCAATGCCGGTGCATCGCCCTTGGCCCGCAGGAAGTCATCCACCAGCTGCTCCCAACTGCACCACCCGAGCGGCGAATACAACCCACTCAGATGGAATCCAGCCGTGCGCCCATTGCTCGGTGCGGTCGCCCGCCACTCACCACCGCGCAGCATCGCTGGCTTGTGCATCTCCTCAAATCGCTCGCTGCAGTGCTCGCACTGATATCGCGCACTCTCCGGCTGGCCATCGGCCCACTTCAGCTGGCCCCACTTCAACCACTCCATCGCGCCGCACGCCGGGCATGGCACATAGAACCGTCTCTGATCACTGCGTTGATATTCCGCCTCGATCCGGCTGAAGTCCTTCACGGTCGGCGTGCTGGTCAGCAGGATCTTCCGCCGCGCAAACGTCGTCGTCCGCCGCTCCGCCAAGCTCACCGGATCGCCCTCGCCATCCACATCAGCAGGAAACGCATCCACCTCATCACAGAACAAATACCTACACGGCGCTGATCGCAGGCCAGTTGCGCTGTTCGCCCCAGCCATGAGCATGATCCCGCCGCTGAATTCCTTACTGAACATCGTGTTGCCAGAGTCCCGGCTCCTGGCCGGCGCGATCTTGGCCGCCAGCACTGGCGTTTCCGTGATCATGCTCTCGAGCCGTTGCTTGCTCAGCCGTTTCGCCATCTCGATCGTTGGCTGCACGCACAGCATTGGACCCGGTGCATGGTCGATCACGTACCCCAGCCAGTTGCTGCCCGCCTCCGTCTTGCCCGTCTGCGCCGCGAACATCATCACCACCCGCTGCACTGGGCTCTCAGAGCTCAGGCAATCCATCGGCTCGCGCAAGTAAGGCGTCCGATCTGTGCGCCACGGCCCAGGCTCCGCGCTTGCCTTGCTGCTCAGCCGCCGGTGCTTATCCGCCCACTCACTCACCGTCAGCGGTTGCTCAGGCCGCAGCCCCTCGAGAAACCCATCACGCCATGCGTTACTCATCGCACAGCTCCACCAGCGCAGCACGGTGCTCCTGCGTCAGCACCTGATGGATCACCGTCGGGTCAATCTCACCAGCCAGTTGGTGGCTTAACCGGTCCGCCAAATTCGCCAGCGCCTCACGCACACTGCGCCCCATCTTGAACGCTTCCTTCTTCACCTCATCAGCAGGCACCAGCTCACCCCTCTGCTGCGTCACCTGCAGCTTCGCAAGCTCCGCCTGGTAATGCTCACGCCTCGCCCGGCTTTCATTCAGATCAGGGATCGCATCATCCGGCAGCCCCTCAACACGCCGCTTCAGCTCATCTGCATCACGCGGTGGTGGTGGCTCCACCGGATCAGCTCGCCGCACTTTGCTGTTGTGCGTCGCCTTGGTGTTCTTATCCCATAGCTCGATCGCAAGATCACGATCCAACCAGCGCTTGCCATCCTTCTCCACCACAGCGGCAGCAATCCGCGCCTTGCTCGCTGCCGTTACGGTGCCCTTTGCGCATCCCTTGATCGCTGCAAACTCACTAAACGTGACTAGCAAGCGTTAATCCCCTCTAGTTCAGTTCAATACTATGGAACTATTGAACTCTCAAACTGGGATTGGGGTGAGATTAGCGAGATCCCTTGCGCCGCAATGGTTTAAG